CTTTGAGGAGTTGGTAGAAAATGGAAGTTAAAATAAATGGAAACAAAGAAGATTTAAGTGCAATGTTAGTAGGTGCAGTAAGATATGCTTTAAATAGACAAACATATATTGTCAATTGGACGTGTGAATTTATAGCAAATAATAAACATCTATTAATAGATAGCGATAGACAAGTAATAAGAAGGGATATAAAGCAATGCAAAGATTATGTATGGGATTGCAATAGAGAAGATTGGACAAAATTATTAAAAATATTGGAGAACAAATAGTATGAAATATAAAGATAGTATTAAGATAATACAGGAAAGGAGTTCGGGTATTTATGAATAGAGAAATAAAATTTAGAGGAAAATTAATTAATAGTGGAAAATGGGCTTATGGAAATTTACAAATAACAAAAAAAGATACAACTATTATAATTCCAGACGAAACCATATTAGGAATATATAGAAAAGTAGATAAAGAAACAATCGGACAATACACAGGCTTACACGATAAAAACGGAAAAGAAATATATGAGGGAGATATATTAAAATATGTTTTTGAAAATGAAGAAAAAATAGATTTTATTGAATATAAAGGCAATATGTTTACCTATCATAATGCAATAAGAGGGAGTCTATCAGAAGATGAAGTAATAGGAAATATTTATGAAAATAAAAATTTAATAGAGAAAGTAGAGGACAAGTAACATATATCAATTTACACAAAATTCATAGCAAAAATGTGTAAAATTGGTACAAAAATGGCAGTAAAAATGTGAAATAATAAATAAAAGGAAGTGTTTCAAATGATTAGAAAAGTAAAATATACTTGCGACCGTTGTGAAAGAGAGCTTACAACAGATGAAGATTATGGCATATTTGTGAGAATGGGCTATGGATATCCACTAAAAAAATTTGATTTATGCCGGGAATTGTTATAAAGCATTAGAGAGAGGAATCAAAAAAGGAAAAAATACTGAAAAAAGTATCGCAAAAACAATAAAAAAGTGATATAATAAAAGAAAAACGGGGAAAAATTATGGAAGATATGATAAAAGAAAAATTATGCACCTTCTGTAATAGCAAAAGAAACAATTGCAAAAAAATAGAAATACACAAAAAAGATAATTGCATTATTTACAAATGCTTAAATTATCAAAAAAAAGAAAATGTAAAGGAGAAAAGCAATGGATGAATATAGTTATATAAAATACTCATTTTATGATGAAACTAACAAATATATAGCAATAGTAGAAGATAATATACCAAAAGAATTTTTAGAAAAATTACAAGAAGAATATGATTTTGTAAAATATGAGGAGTAGGCAGGAATTTTCTTGCCTTTTTTTGCATAATATGGTAAAATAAATATGTATATGGTAATATATAAAACAATCAGACCACTGGTTTAACGCAAGTAATATTACGGTTTATATTCCGCCTGTCAAAATAAAAACTTAGGGACATGTGTAGAGCTGAGCTACAATTATATTGCTATATATAATCATAATTTATATAGATAGTATGCAGACAATATAAAATATGGAAAATGGGGTTATAGGTCACATATATGAAATAGATGAGTAAAGTGATATATGCAGTCCTCGTTGGTTCTCATCGAAGTCAAGAGTAATTGCCTTGACAAAATCCGTTATTGTTTGCATAGTGTTTATATAATTTACATAAAACAAAAAAATAATGAAAGTATTGATATATAAGCAAAACATAAAATTAAAGTGTCGAAAATCCCCGAAAAAACACTTTTAAAATAGCAAAAATAAAATATTATGTAAAGGAAAAATAAAATTGAGTAGATATATTAGAAGTAACAAAGATGGAACATATACAATAGTAATAGAAAGTATGGAAATATGTAGATGGAGATATAATGATATATGCGTAAATGATAAATGCGAAGAGCTAGGGGATTTTCCATATCCTAGTTGCAAATGTGAAAATAGACCAACGTGTAAACATTTTTGTAAGAATTTTGAAAAAGAAGATGGAATAATAAAAGGAGATGATGATAGTGTCTCAAAAAAATGAAGAAATGATATGTATAACTTTAAAAGAATATAAAGAATTATTAATAACAAAGGGAAAATACGAGGGAATAAAAGAAAGTCATTTTAAGGATTATGACATCCCAATAGAAAAAATAGAAATGCCAAAAGATATAGATTTATCAACAAAAACATATTATAATGATTAAAAGGGAGATGATAAAATGAGAAATTTTAAAGTAAAAACAACAGTAGCGGTAGATTTTAACGATAACAGAACAGGCAATAAATATGAAGAAAATGAGCCAATAACTTTAGAACGTGCTAGATATGAAGAATTATTGTCAAAAGGTTTTGTAAATAAAGGCGAAGAAATAAAAGAAGAAACAAAAAATCTTTTATAAAGGAGGACTAATAAATGTCTTTAAAAATAGATGAAAGATTACTAGAACCAAATGGAGAGGCAGACATTACAGAAAATTTTAATAGAATAATAAATATTGCAAGTGGTGGAGTAGCAGGAAGAAAAATACAAGTAGATTTTAATGCGGTTTTAGAAAATGATACAATAATTGCAACACTAGATGAAACAATAGCAGATTTTGAGTTTACAAGCGGAGTAGAATATTTAATACATATATATTTACCTCTTGTAACATTAACAGGAGATTTAGAAGATAAATATAAAATAATTCTAAAAGATAAAGATGGAAATAATATAAATATAAATTGTATTTATCAAGATGATATAAACGAAACATCAAGTGTAGGAAACCTATGCCAAATACAAAACTATGATACTGGAATAGGTTATAGCTGGACATTTACAGGATATTATAGAAAAATAAATGATAATGGAAACATAGTAAGAATAATATCAACAGATGTAATAGTAAGAGAAAGTGTATCAACTATGACTGGAGAAAATTTACACAAAGATTTAGTAAATAGCAGATTAAAAACAGGTAATGTTATAATTTGTACAAGTGATTATGAAAACAACGGAAGCAATTACATAAAAGGACATCAATATTTAATTACAGGAGAATTAGTTGATGGAGATTTAATACTTGATGCTGAAGATATTACAATTATTAGTTAGGAAGTGATATAATGGCTAAAAGCAAGGTTGAAGAATGGCTTTCACAAGATAAATTAATCTTGCTTGAAGGCTGGGCTAGAGATGGACTTACAAACGAACAAATAGCGAATAATATGGGAATAAATCCATCTACCTTATATGATTATATTAATAAATACAGCAAGATTTCCAATGCCCTAAAAAAAGGAAAAGAAGTAGTTGATTTTGAAGTAGAAAATGCTTTGTTAAAAAGTGCATTAGAAGGAAATGTCACAGCTCAAATATTTTGGCTAAAAAACAGAAAACCAAATAATTGGAGAGAAAAAGTAGAGATAAAAAATGATACAGCAGAAGAAATAAATAAAAATATTACAAACATTGCTAATTTATTAAATAATCCTAAAAAGAATAGGAATGAAGAAGATGTTTAATCAATATGCAGATTTTTGCGAAAAACAAGTTAATTATATTAATAAATGTCAAACAAGTTGGTTAAATGTAGCAGAAGGTGGAAAAAGGGGAGCAAAAAATGTTACTAATGGATTAGCTTTCTGTATAGCACTAGAAAATCATCCAGACAAATTATTTCTCATTGGTGGATATGATAGTACAAGTGCAAGATTAAATATAATTGATTGTGATGGTTATGGAGTTTTAAATTATTTTGAGGGAAGAAGCAGAGAGGGAAAATATAAAAATAGAGATTGTATTTACATTAAAACTGCTGATGGAAAAGAAAAAATATTACTTGTAGTTGGTGGAGGAAAAGAAAACTCATATAAAGCAATCAAAGGTAATACTTATGGCATGGCTTATATAACAGAGGCAAATGAGTGTTGCGAAAGTTTTTTAAAAGAAGTAGAAGATAGAACTTTATCAAGTAATGACAGAAAAATATTTCACGATTTAAACCCTAAAGCACCAAATCATTGGTATTATACGAAATATTTAGCATTTCACGAAGGACAACAGGAAAAAATATCTGACTATGGTTATAACTATGGACATTTTAATATATTTGATAATTTATCAATAAGTGATGAAAAACTAAAAAAAGTATTATCAACTTATGATAAAAACTCAATATGGTATAGAAGAGATATAAAAGGAAATAGAATAGCAAGTGCTGGTGTATTCTTTCCTGAAATTGCAAATAATAAAGTTCGTTATTTAGTAGATAAATGTGAAATATCAGGAATAATCACAACAGGAGTTGACTTTGGTAAAAATGGCTCGGCTCACGCATTTTGTAGTCAAAGAATATCTAGGGATTATCAAAGAGTATGTGTATTAAGAAGTGATAAAGAAGATTGTACACCTAATAGCGAAGAAGTACAAGACAATATGGGAATAGGTCAAGTTCTTGCTAAACTAGAACAAGGATTTATAAAACATATTAAATATGTAATAGCAAAATGGGGAATGATAAGTTATATATTTTGTGATAGTGCAGAGCCTGAATTAATAGAGTTTTTAAGAAAAGCATTATATAAAAATAAATTAAATATATCGATTGTTAATAGTACAAAAATAGCAATACCTATTAGAGTGCATTTATGGGGAATATTATTTATGCAAGATAGAATTTCATTTGTTAAAGGAGAAACCGAAGATATAATAAAAGGTTTTCAAGATGTTGTAAAAGATGAAACACAGGAAGATGATGTATATCTTGATGATGGAACAAGTGATATAGATATTCTTGATGCAAATGATTATGGCATAGAAAAATGGTATGCTCAATTATTAAGAATTGGTGGTAATTAAGGAGAGTAAAATATGAATAAAAAAATTGTTGAATATTTACATAAAGAAGGGTACAATCCTTATATCGGATTTTATCCAATTGTAAACACGTGGACAAGTTGGTGGAAAAATGAAGTTGAAGATTTTCATAGATATCAAGTTACTTATGATAAAAGAAAATACAATATGAGAATGTATACGTTAGGAATGGCAAAAAGAATAAGTGAAGACTGGGCAAGCATCTGCTGGACTGAAAAAGACCAAATAACTAGCACAGAACAAAACAAAAAATATTTAGAAAATAAATTAGCAGAAATAAAATTGAATAGATATTTAACTTGTGCAATAGAAAAATCATCTTATAGCGGAACCTGTGGAGCTATATTAAGAATAAAAGGTGCAAAACTTATAGATGGTCAAATAGTTGCAAATAAATTTACAAGATATGATTTAATATTGATGGATGCAAATCAAATTGTACCGCTACGAGTTGAAAATGGAAAAATAATAGATTGTGCTTTTGTAAGCGAAACAAGGATACAAAACAAAAAAGCATTTTATATAGAAATACACGAACTTGTAAAAAGAAAAGCAGAAGACGGGGAAATATATCAAACATACAGAATAAGAAATATATTCATTGATGAAGATGGAAAAGAAGTAGAAAAAGAAAATGTAATAAAAGAATATTATACAAAATCTGATATAGCATTATTTAGTATATTAGAGCCACCAACAGAAAATCCTTTTGAAGAAGCAAATGGTTTAGGATTTAGTGTTTTTGGAAATGCAATTGACCAATTGAAAGCCGTTGACATAGCTTACAATAATTTTGTAATGGATTACTATTTAGGTGGTAAAAAGATATTCTATAATAAAAAGTTATGCCAAATGGACGATAAAGGAAATGTAATTTATCCAACAGATTTACAAAAACAACAATTCCAAATAGTTGGAGATGAAATGGAAAATGCAAACGAGGATAGTTTAATACACGAATATAATCCTGATTTAAGAATATCAGAAAATAAAGAGGGATTACAATTTTTCTTAGATTTATTGAGCTTTAAATGTGGTTTAGGTAGCAAATATTATGAATTTAACACAAGCGGTGCAATAACAGCAACACAATACGTAGGAGATAGACAAGATTTATTAGATAATGCAAGAGCATACAGAACAAATGTAGATGAATTTATAAAAAATATCTGCAAAGGTATATTGCTATTAGGAAGATTAGTATTTAAAGAAAATGTAAATGAAAATGCAGAAATAAAAATAGTAAATACGGATGGATTACTTGTAACAGATGAAGAATTAAAACAACAATACATAAATGAAATAAGTGCAGGATTAAGACAACCTTGGGAATATCGTGTAAAATTTTTAGGAGAGGACGAAGAAACTGCAAAAAGAATGTTACAAGATAATAATTTGAATATCGAGATAGAAGATGAAGGCGAGTAATTTGCCTTTTTTCTATATAGGAGGTCTATATGATAGAGCCAGAATATTTTGAAAAAATACAAAACAATGAAGTAATAGCAATGTATAGTAAATTATCACAACAACTCACACAATCGATTATAAAACAATTACAAGAGCAAGGAGATATAAGTTCTTATACAAAATCGCAAATAAGGACATTGCAAAAAATAGGTGGCAATAAGATATTACTAGAAACATTAAATAAAACAAACAAATTAAGCAATAAAAGAAAAGCAGAATTAAAAAAACTATTTGAAAATATAGGAAGTGAAAGCCTAAAAGGTTATAAAACACAATATGAAAGAGTAGGCGAAGAATACAAAATAACTGCTGAACAATATACATTAATTTCAAGTGCATTAAGAAGAACAAATAATGAATTTAAGAATTTAACAAAAACAATAGCATATTCAAGTAGCAAAACCTATGTGAAAGCATTAGATGAATTATACACGAAGGTTGCAAGTCGGAGCATACAGCTATGATGGAGCAATAAAATCCATTGTAAATGGATTATCAGAGCAAGGAATAACATTGCAAGATAAACTAGGAAGAAATATAAGACTAGAAAGTCAAGTAAAAAGTAATTTGTTTACTTCATTAACACAAACTGCAAATGATATTAGTAAAAGTATTGGGGATACAATAGGAGCTAATTGTGTATACATTGGGCACACGCCACATTGCCGTGAAACACATCAAGTAATAGATGGTGTAACAATGAGCATAGACAAATTTAAAGAATATGAATATTTAACAGAGGAGCCAAATTGTTATCATATTTGTAATTATGATTGGCAAGAACAATTTGAAAATAAAAAAGATAAAACAGAATATACAGAGGAACATTTAACGAAAGCAGAATATCAAAAAAATTATAATACAAGACAAACACAAAATTATTATGCAAGACAAGTAAGATATAAAAAAGAAGAAATACAAAATGTTAAAAGAACAGGAAATACTAATATATTAGACACAAAAAAACAACAATTAAAATTAGCACAAAGCAAATATAGAAGTTATTGTTTAGCAAACGGACTAGAAATTGATTATAGTCAATGCTGGAAAGCAGGATATAACAAATAAAAAAAGTATTGCAAATATTAACTAATTATGTTAAAATAAAGTTATAGGAGCATAAGATGAATGAAGTTAGATGTCCATATTGTAACAAACTTTTACTAAAAATAGAGGGAATTTACAAATTAGAAATAAAATGCAATAAATGTAAAAATATAATAGAAATAGAACGTCAAGAACGTCAATCCAAATAAGGATTGGCGTATTTTATTTTGTTATATACTCGAAAGAGTTTATATATATATGCAAGTTACAGCAATAAAGTAACAAAAACTTTCCGTGCGTGGTGCCAAGACACGTTAAAAAAGGTATGAGAGGAGATTTTAAATATGAACTTAGAAGAATTATTAGGAGAAGATTTAGCAAAACAAGTCAAAGAAAAATTAGGAGACAAGCAGTTGATTTTAAATGACGGTACCTACATTCCAAAATCAAAGTTTGACGATCTAAACAATGATAAAAAAGACTTGAAAAAACAATTAGAAGAAGCAAATACAAAAATTGGAGAATTATCAA